GGTACGCAGCGCACCGAATTTGGTTAGTGCCAGAGGGGCTCTTAGGGGTTAGGTGATGGACCTTAATAAGCCCATCACACAAGAACAATTCGGCGAGCTGGTCGGGGTCTCGGGGCCGGCGATATCAAAACAGGTGAGTGCAGGAATACTGGAACGGGGGGCCACACTCAAGGTCTGGCTGATTGCCTATTGCGATAATCTCCGGCGTCGGGCTGCCGGACATATTGCTGCCGGCAACGGACTCGATCTTGTTCAGGAGCGCGCAGCACTCGCCAACGTCCAGCGCCAGCAGACCGAGCTCAAAAATGCTGAGATCCGAGGCGAGCTCGTTCGCGCGGGCGATGTACGTCGGGAGATCTATACCGCCTCGAGACAGATCCGCAACACCATGCTGACACTGCCCGATCGGATTGCGAGCAAGCTGGTCACCGTTGATGATGGTCTGGTCATCCACGAGATGCTTGAGGCCGAGGTCACCGTGATGCTCGAGGATGTCGCAGCCCTTGGTGATCAGATGCAAAAAAACCAGCAGGAAGAGGAGTCGGTTTAGATGATCCATTACCACGGTGGGAAAGCAGCACAGTCACATGAGTTTTTTGCGGGTCGTCACTCACTAATTAGTTTTGCCCACCGCTCCGAATTGGAAACAATGGCAGAAGTCAGTCATTCGTTTGTTTTAGATAATGGCGCGTTTTCGGTATGGAAGTCGGGCAAGTCGCTTGATGTGCAGGGTTACACCGATTGGGTTAATAATTGGCGGCGGCATCCCGGTTTTGATTGGGCATTGATTCCTGATGTCATCAACGGAAGTGAAGATCAAAACGATGGACTGATTGAGGATTGGCCTTACACTCGTGATGGGGTTCCTGTATGGCATCTCAATGAATCATTAGATCGTTTAGATCACCTCTCTCTCAGATGGGATCGAGTTGCGTTTGGTTCAACGGAAGGCATGAAACCGGGGAGTAAAAAATTCTGGCTGCGAATCGCACAAGCGATGGATGTCGTCTGTGATGACTTTGGCAGACCGCGCTGCAAGTTACATGGTTTGCGGATGTTAGACCCAATGATTTTCCAATCAATCCCATTGGCATCTGCTGATAGCGCGACTGCCATTCTTAACTCATTTAAGAATGCCCACAGATTCGGTATATACGCACCAAAGAAGGAAAGTCAGAGGGCAAACATCATAGCGGACAGGGTTGAGGCTTATAACTCTGCCCCTCTTTGGAGTAACAACCTAACAGCACAACGGGAGTTAAAACTATGTGGGCAATAATTTATTTAGTCAGTATCGTTTCAGTGAATTGGCTTTTCACCGTCATTCCACCCATCGGTATCTGGCAGCCAACATCAGTGATTGTCGGTCTAGTTTTTATTTTCCGTGATTTGGCTCAAAGGAAAATAGGGCATTGGGTTCTCCCGGTGATGCTTGTCGGTGGCGCAATCTCATACATTATGGCAGACCCATTTGTAGCTATTGCCTCAGTCACAGCATTTCTGGTTTCTGAGGGGTTGGATTGGATCATCTACACCGTCACCAAACGACCACTGCGCGACAGGATTCTATTCTCGTCAGCGGTTGGCACTCCAGTTGATTCAATTGTATTCACTGCAATGATTGGCATTTTAAGTCCGATTAATGTGCTTGTGATGACGGCATCCAAGATGGTGGGGGCAATAATTGTATGGTTGGGGATAGGTCGGGACTAATGATATTGGGCGGGGTTTGATGCAAGAAGAGGTTCGCAGCGTGAACGTCGCCGACGGAGGTGCTCTTGCGCGGACCGCCATCCTCGACGGACTTCGCGCGGATCCGCGCGAACCCCTCGCCGCCTGGTGTGATCAATATCGCATCCTAAACCAGACCTATGCAGCCGAACCGGGGCGATGGCGCACTGATCGAACGCCCTATCTGAAAGAGATCCTCGACGACTTCTCACCGAGCTCGAGGGTTGAGACCGTCGTCTTAATGAAGGGCGCGCAATTGGGCTTTACCGAAGCCCTAACCAATATGATCGGCTACATCATCCACCGCGCCCCGGGGCCGGCGATGATGGTGCAGCCGACCCAAGGGCTCGCCAAACGCTACTCAAAACAACGGCTGGCAACAATGATTCAGGATATGCCGGTTCTCACCGGGCTGGTCGCCGACCCCAGAGCTCGCGATTCGGGTAATACAACGCTGGCCAAGAATTTTGATGGTGGAGTGCTCTTTATCGCCGGGGCAAATTCGGCCGCCGATCTGAGGTCGGCCCCGGTCAGGTTTCTGCTACTCGATGAAGTCGATGCTTATCCCTACGACGTAGATGATGAAGGCGATCCGATCGAGCTCGCGCTCAATCGTACGAAAACATTTGCGCGCCGTAAGATCCTGATCGGCTCAACCCCGACGACAAAAGATGTCTCGCGAATTGAGCGCGAATTCAAAAAGGGCGATCAGCGTCGCTTTTATCTACCCTGTCCGCACTGCGATGAAATGCAACCCCTCCAGTGGAAGCAGATTCAATGGCAGTCTGACGACAACGGTCACAAGCCCGACACGGTTATATATGCCTGTCCGCATTGCGGTGGTGTCATCACCGAAAACCACAAGCCGGCGATGCTGGCTGCCGGGGAATGGCGCGCCGAGGCAGCAGAAAACGATAAGGACGGCCGACGCCGGAGCTATCACATCAGCTCGCTCTATTCTCCTTGGGAGACCTGGCCCGATCTGGTCGAAAAATGGCTCGAAGCACAGCGCGATCAAAATCTCCTGAAAACCTTCATTAACACCGCTCTCGGCGAGTGCTGGGATGAAGCCGCCAACAGGATCGAGCCCCATGAGCTCGAAAACCGCGCCGAGCCCTACCGACTGCGCGAAATCCCGATGGGCGGTCTGGTCCTCACCGCCGGGGTCGATGTCCAGGACAATCGCCTCGAGGTCGTTGTCTGGGCATGGGGGCGGGATCTCGAGGCGTGGGTGATCGATTGGCACGTCCTCCACGGCGAGCCGGCAAGCCGGGAGCTGTGGACCGAGCTCGAACAATATCTGAAAAAGCCGATACAGCATGAGTCTGGCGAGGCATTATCGATTGCAGCGGTCGCCGTCGATTCTGGCGGCCACTACACCCAGACGGTCTATGAATTCTGCCGCCGGCGTAAACACATCATCGCGATCAAGGGCCAGAGTATCAGGAACAAGGCGATCTATGGCCGGCCGTCGTTCGTCGATGTAACAACCAAGGGCAAGACCCTGCGCGGATCCGCGCGGGTCTTTCCGGTCGGCTCAGATACGGCTAAGGGGTATATCTACGGCTGCTTCGGCATTGAAACCGGCCCCGGATCTCTCCATTATTCGCGCGACCTTTCGAGTGAGTTTTACGAACAGCTCACCAGTGAGAAGTTGGTAACGCGATATCACAAGGGCCATCCGAGGCATGAATGGATCAAGCCCCATCGCAAGCGTAACGAGGTCCTCGATTGCACCGTCTACGCCCTCGCTGCTGCTCATCATCTCGGGATCAATCGCTATCGAGAGATCGACTGGAATAATCTCGAGGAATCGGTCTGTCCGCGCAACAAATCCCTGTTTGAATCGGCAGGGGCAATCGATAATTCAAAAGAGGATGGACTGATACCACCACCGGCCAAGAGGACTCGAAGCCGGGCGCGCGGAGGGTTTGTGAGCCAATGGTAAAAAACCAATGGATTGTTCCTGCGGTCGGAATTGCCGTTTTGGGCTGGGCTGCGGGGGCGGTCTGGTGGGCGTCCGGTACGGACACTCAGGTGACAAAAAACACCGCTGCCATCGAACAGGTGGTCGAGAACGAAGTTGAGATTGCCGTGATTGAGGTCCAGCAGCGCGCGATCTCTGAAGATGTGGGCGAGATCAAACAGGACAATAAGAAAATTTTGGAAATCCTGACGACCGACTGGAGCATACATTGAGCTCAACCGATGAGGGCGATGACGTCGTTCAGGAGATCGCTTCTACAATCGTCTTTTACATGGCTGCGCGCAACCTTCCCGAGGCCGATAGCACTATCCTCGCCGAATATGTGAGCTTGAAAATCTATGCCGAGCTCGGGGGCCGAGATCACTACATCAAGCGGACCCCAGCCCTCGAACATCGAAATAAACAGATCAGGGCGCAGTTTAATGGCCGAAATATTTCCGATCTGGTCAAGTCGTGGGGTCTCACCCGGCGACACATCTATCGCGTGTTGAAGAGGAAAAAATAAATGGATATGGATAGGAATTGGAGTAATAGGATTTATAGGCCTGTGTGTTTGGGGAGTAGATGCTACTATGTGTAAGGAAGCAGTCTGCTAATGTTATCTGATATTGAAAAGAGTACAATGACTTGGCGATGGGCCGCCTTGTCTGTGTACCTTTTAATTTGTTTTTATGATTTCTTATTTGTGCCGGTCTGGTACGGATTAAACCGACCAGATATAGCACAATTTATGGAAATTATAAATTCTACAGAACACGTATTAGTTCAGATGGAATTGATGAAGAAACTCACCGGGCAACACGACCCGTTCACCCTTATGGGAGGCGGATTATTTCATTTGGCATTTGGAGCCATATTAACAGGTAGTGCAGTTGGAATGAGAAAATGAAGAACTGGTCAAGTCGTGGGGGCTCACCCGGCGACACATCTATCGCGTGTTGAAACATAAGAGAAAAAAATAATTGTGACATTTTTCGGGTATTAATGTCACAGACAATCGCCTGATAGTGGGGCGATGGGAAATCTATTCGATTCGACGAATTATTCCGAGACCGAACCCGCCGAGATCATTGCCGGCGATTCCACCAACTGGAAGCGCACCGACCTTGGTGATGATTATGCCCCGGCCAGCTATGCCCTGACCTACACCGCGAGGCTCGAGGATTCGGGCTCGACGTCGATCGCAATCACCGCGAGCGAGTCCGGTAATGACTACATCGTCGAGATCGCAGCAGCGACCTCGGCTGCCTATACCGTCGGCATCTATCACTGGCAAGCGTACATCACCCGAACCTCAGATTCCGAACGTATCACCATCGATCACGGGACATTTGAGGTCAAGCCCAATCGCGCAACCGCCACAACCGATCCCCGGACTTACGTCAAGATCTCGCTCGATAACATCGAAGCGGTCATCCAGGGCCGGGCCTCGAAGGATCAGGCCGGGTATTCAATCGACGGCCGTACTCTATCGCGTACACCCATACCCGAGCTGCTGTTGCTTTTTGACCGGTTCAAATCCCTCTGGAAAGGCGAGCAGAGGGCCGAAAAAATCAAGAACGGCGAAGGTCATGCCGGTCGAATTCTAACGAGGTTTAAGTGATGAACTGGTTTCGGCGACTGAGCAAAACCACTCAACCAAGCGATGTTGTTAATCGCATATTTTCAATTAATGCAACCAGTCGCCGTTCATTCGCGGCTGCCAATCAGGACCGATTGACAGCTAACTTTCTGGGCACTGATCGCTCGATCAATGAAGAGCTGGTGCGCGATCTGGCAACCATGCGCCGACGTGCTCGCCAGCTCGCGCAGGATAACGACTATTCCAGACGGTTTTTGGGGATGGTCAAGGCCAATGTCGTCGGCCCCAACGGCATCACCCTCCAGGCGCGGCCCCGGCGAGAGGATGGCTCAATCGACAAGCTCGACGCCAGCGCGATCGAGAACGCCTGGGCAGATTGGGGCAAGCCGGCAAATTGCACTATGAACGCCCGACTGTCATGGCGTGATGTCCAGCGTCTGGCGATCGAGACCGTTGCGCGCGATGGTGAGGTCCTGGTCCGCATTATCAAGCCGCGTGATCGCCTGACGATCGGGCTCCACGTCATCGAGGCCGACTATCTCGACGAGACCCTGAATCAAAAGGCAACAAAAAACCGCAACGAGATCCGCTGTGGTGTCGAAATCTCGACCTACGGCAAGCCGATCGCCTATTTCATAAGGACCGGCCATCCGGGCGATGGCATTGTCCAGTTTAACGGCCGGCAGTATCAGAAAATCCCTGCTCGCCAGCTCATCCATCTCTACATCACCGAACGGCCCGGCCAGGCGCGTGGGACGCCGTGGCAGCATACCGCAATCCGCCGCCTCAATATGCTGGGCGGCTATGAAGAGGCCGAGCTGGTCGCAGCAAGGGTCGCCGCATCAAAAATGGGTTTTTTCACCTCGCCGGATGCCGATGGCTATAGCGGTTCAGATACCGACTCGTCCGGCAATCTAATCAGCGATGCCGAGCCGGGTCTTTTCGAGCAGCTCCCAGATGGCATGAACTTTCAGACTTTTGATCCACAACATCCGGTCGCTGCCTTTTCCGATTTTGTGCGCGCAACCCTGCGCGGTGCAGCCTCCGGGCTTGGGGTCTCATATCACACCCTGTCGAACGATCTCGAGGGCGTGAACTATAGCTCAATTCGCTCCGGGGTTCTCGAGGAAAGGGAGCACTGGAAGGTTTTACAAACGTGGTTTTCCGAGCAGTTTTGCGAGCCCGTATATCGCGCATGGCTCAATGCAATCATCGGAACACGGCTTTTGGATTTGCCGGCAGCCAATCAGCAGAAGTTTGAGAGCGTGGTCTGGCAGCCGAGGGGATGGGCTTGGGTTGATCCACTCAAGGATGTTCAGGCGAACGCCAAGGCGGTGGAACTGGGAGTCCAGACCCGTGCCGAGATCGCAGCCGGCAGCGGCCGAGATCTCGATGACATGCTCGAGCAGCTCGCCATCGAAAAAGCGCGCATGGACGAGCTCGGCCTCGGCCTAAACGATGAATTACCCAAAGGGGGAACAGATGAAGATTGAAACCATTAAAACCGGGGTGCAGTTCAGAAGTTTTGAGCTCAACCGGGAAGAGATTGATACCGATGCGCGGACCGCACCGCTGGCGTTCTCAAGCGAGAGCCCGGTCGAGCGCGTATTCGGCATAGAGATTCTGGATCACGATACCGATTCGGTGCGCCTTGGCAGGCTCAACGACGGCGGACCGATCCTGGTGGACCATGACCCAGCCGATCACGTCGGGGTTGTGGAGAGCGTCTCGATCGACAGCGACCGGATGGGCCGGGCGGTGGCGCGGTTTGGCAACAGCGCGCGGGCGAGAGAGATATGGCAGGACGTGATCGACGGGATCAGAAAGCACGTTAGTGTGGGCTATCGCATCCACCGGATGCGCGAGGACCGAGATGAGGACGATCAACCACCGACCATGAGGGTCGTCGATTGGGAGCCGTTAGAGATCTCTGTGGTCGCCATTCCGGCTGATGCCAGCGTCGGCATATCACGCGCCGATGATTCCGAGACGATCGAGACGATTGTTGAAATTCAAGAAAGATCCAAAACCTTAAACCAACCCGCGCTCGCGCGGATCTTAAAAGAGGAAAACAAAATGACCGAAGCAAAAACCCCGGCCCTAAGTGCGGACGACGTTCGCAAGGCCGAAATTCATCGCATCAGAGAGATTGAAGCGATTGGCAACAACCATGAGCAGCCCGAGCTCGCTCGCGAGTTCATTCAGGAGGGCAAGAGCCTGGACGAGTTCAGGACCGCCCTGCTCGACGTCGTTGCCACCAAGGGGCCAAGCCCTGAAGCCTCTGTCGATCTCGGCATGAGCGAAAAAGAGACCGAAAGCTATTCGCTGGTTCGGGCGATCAATGCGCTGGTAACAAACGACTGGACCGATGCCGGCTTCGAGCTCGAAGCCTCACGCGCGGTAGCCGATCGGGTGGGCAAAAAGCCCTCTGGCATCTACCTCCCGATGGACGTTCAAAAACGTGATCTGACCGCTGGCTCAGCTACGCAGGGCGATGACGTTGTCGCAACCGATCTTCTCGGTGCTTCATTCATCGATATGCTTCGCAATCGCATGAAGGTGATCGAGGCCGGGGCGACCATGCTCACAGGTCTGACCGGTAATGTTGCCATTCCAAGAATGACAGGTGGGGCAACCGCCTACTGGGTCGCGGAAAATGCGGCGATAACAGAGTCCGATCAGACGTTTGATCAGGTCACACTCTCACCGAACAGCGTGGGCGCGATGACCGATGTCTCCCGGCGTCTATTGCTGCAGGGTAGTGTTGACGTCGAAGCTCTGGTGCGTTCTGACCTTGCGACCACTCTCGCAATCGAACTCGATCGAGCAGCAATCCACGGTTCTGGCAGCTCGAATCAGCCAACCGGGATTCTGGCCACATCGTCGATCGGAGATGTTGCCGGGGGAGCAAATGGAGCAGCCCCAACCTTCGCCCACGTCATCGAGCTCGAAAGTGATGTTGCAACGGCTAATGCCGACATCGGTACGCTGGCCTATCTGACTAACTCCAAGGTTCGCGGCTTTCTCAAGCAAGTAGAAAAGGCGAGCAGTACAGGTCAGTTCGTCTGGGAGGGCTCAGAAGTAAACGGCTATCGAGCACTTGTCTCGAATCAGGTCAGTTCAACTCTCACCAAGGGTACGAACTCGGCCTGTTCAGCAATCATCTTTGGAAACTGGGCCGATCTCCTGATCGGATCCTGGGGCGCGCTCGATGTTCTGGTCGATCCTTACACCGGCTCTTCGGCCGGCACGGTTCGCATCAGAGCGATGCAGGATGTTGATATCGCAGTCCGACATCCCGAGTCGTTTTCAGTCATGCAGGATGCATCAACAGCTTAATCAACCGAAGGACGGTGGGGCTTCGGCCCCACCATTCGGAGATCTAAAAAATGAAAATACTGATTACAAGTGGCGTTCGAATCGACGGCGAGGCGTATGCCTCCGGCGATGTGGTTGAGGTAAGCGATGTTTTTGCCTCTGCCCTGATCCGCAGCAATCGCGCAGTCGAATTTTACGAGCCGAAATCATCGCGAAAAAAACCCACCAAGGCCAAAAAGAAGGCCGTTAAAAAAAAATAGGATGACGAGATGGCTGTGGAGACGGCGGCAGATCGATTGATATTTTTCAATACCGATGAATTCGGTGTTTCCGCAACCTATGACGGCTCGACGACCGTCAAGGGGCTGATCGATCGCCGGTACGTCGAGGCCCTCGGTGGTGAGGCCGAGCACCCGGTCTTTATCTGTCGTGAGGCCGATATCTCCGGCGTCGTCCACGGCAAGACGCTGGTCGCCAATTCAACATCCTACACCGTGCGCGGTGTGCAGCCGGATGGTTCCGGTATGATCCTGCTGGTGTTGAGGGAGACCTAAGTGGCCGACCATCTACGCACACAAATCCGAGAACAGGTCGTGAGCGAGCTCACCGGCCTCGCGACAACCGGCTCGAACATTTTCGAGAGTCGGGTCTATCCGATGGAATCAGCCGGCCTCCCCGGCATTATTATCTATACCACCGATGAAGTGGTCGAGGCCGACCAGAGCTCGACGACCTCAAGCGGTCGCCGCCTGGTGCGCTTTCTAACCCTCAAAATCGAGGGCTATGCCAAAGCCGAAACCGATGTTGACGACACACTCGACACCATCGCTAAAGAGGTGGAAGAAAAAATAGCCGGCTCAACGATCGGCGGTCTGGTCAAGGACGTCGTTCTCGCGGAGACCGAAATCGAGCTCACAGCCGAGTCCGAACAGCCCGTCGGGCGGCTCAATCTAACCTATCAAATCCATTATGAGACGTATGAGGGCGACGTCGATGCAGCAGCCTGATGAGGTAAAAATATGTTGATGAAGCACCCCGATGCGACCGAAGCGGTGAACGTTCACCCCGCTTCGATCGCGTACATGAAATCGAAGGGATATATCGCGGTCGAGGGCATTGAGCTCGAGGTCGTCAACGAACCGACAGCATCACCGTCGAAACCCAAGCGGAAATCCGCAAAACCTAAGAAAGAGGATTAAGTAAAATGGCAACACATCATGGCAAGGAAGGAAGCGTTAAAATCGGCAGTAATGTTCTCGCTGAAATTAAATCGTTTTCACTCGATGAAACAGCAGAAACGGTCGCTGATACCGCTATGGGCGATACGGCAGCGTCCTATCTGGTCGGCCTGACCGACGGCTCAGGCTCGATCGAGTGTCACTGGGATGAGACCGATACCAATGGTCAGGTCGCGATGACCGCCGGGGCG